GATGATCCAGGACCGTGGCTCCTGGAAGTGCGGGACGACGTGCACCAGGGAGGCCCAGAGGTCGTCGAACATGCCGCCCGACGTGATGTCCCAGGAGCCCTCGAGCCAGGCCTCGAGCTGCTGGGGGTTGGCCGCCGACGCCCGGATCCTCGAGATGTAGTCGGGGTCCGCGTCGAGGAGGATCCGGTTCTCCTTGATGTTCCCGTGCAGGGCGATGCGGTCCGGCTCGCCCTCGGTGCGGATGACCCGCCCGCGCATCTGCGGGAGCTGGTAGCGCTTCTTGATCCAGTTGTGGCCCTTGCCATAGGGGTTGGTGGTGGCGCGGACCTTGCGGGGCATGCCCACCTTGGTGGAGCGGCAGCACGACATCATCAGCCTGAAGCAGACGTCGGTGGACCAGTTGGAGAGCTCCTCCCAGCCGATCCAGGGGTATGCGTGGCCGTGGTACTTCCTGTAGTCGTCCTTCTTGGCCATGTGGCGGAGCAGGAGCTGCTCGCCGTCGGGGAACGTCCAGACGTACTCGGACTCGTTGAACTTGGCCCTCGGGAACCACAGGAGGAACCAGTCCTTCGACTTGGCTACCACGTCGGCGAGCTCGGGGTACGACTCGCGGAAGAGGACGCCGCGCCAGGCGGCCCCGAAGCCCTGGCCCACGTGCTGGCAGAAGTCGGCCAGGAGCGCGTCCGTCTTGCCCGGGCCGCGCGTGCCCTCGTACAGGCACTCGAAGATGGGGCACGACATGAAGAGGACCTGGGAGCCCGGCTGGGGCGCCCAGACCTTCGGCGGCAGGCGGTCTGTGGGTCGGATCTTCATGGTCCGCCGATGATAGCGCGCGGGCCCTGCCGGTGCAACCCTACTCCGGGCTCTGCTGGTCCCGCTCGACGGCCTTCATCCAGAAGAGCTCGTGCTCCAGGGCGCCCACGCGGTCCCTCAGGGCCGCGTTCTCCCGGACGTGCGCCGCCAGCTGCCTGGCGACCTCCTGCCTGTCCATCTCCATGATGCAGTCGAAGAGGACGCTCATCACGTCTCCCCGTTGCGGTCGAAGTAGAGCGGGCCGCAGGGGCCACTTGCCGGCAGGTAGCCGGAGCCGTCGGCGTGGTAGACTGCCGTCGGCGTAGTAGACTGCCTTCGGCTATCCGCTAGCCGCTGGCGGCACTCCCGGGGTCCGTCCAGGTCCTTGTCGTACCCCGGGCCGTAGCCGGCCCACCCGCGTGGACCCCTCGCGGTCTCCCGCGCCGCCTGCATCAGCCTCCGGGCCTTCCTCACCTGGCGATCGGAGATGCCGTGGTCCCGCACCGTGTCGTGTGCCCACACCACGTAGCTGGGGTGCTCCACCACTATCTCGTCGATCAGCCGGTTGCGGTACTGCCCGAAGGTGAAGAGGGGTATATCGCTCATGCTCATGGCGGGGTCCTCTCCACCAGCTTCGCACGAAGCTCGATTGTGTAGCCGCTAAAGGGGTGGGCACGATAGTCGAGGTCCCGCTCCTCCACCAGCTCGTCCAGGAAGGCCTCGGGCGTGCCCGGCCGCGGCTCGTGGCCCAGCACCAGCTTCGCGTGCGTCGGGGCGCCACGGGGCCCGTAGAGCCTCAGGAACGCGCCGAACCGGTGGACCTTCTTCTTGTCAGAGGATGCCATCGAGGAAGCTCCCGTGCTCTTCGTCCGCCGGCGCACCGTCCAGGAAGCTCGGCTCCCCCGGCTCGTCGACGGGGACCATCGTGAGCGATCCCGCCGGGACGGCGGGCGGGACCTCCACGTACTGGGTCAGCACCGGGCCCGTGCCGTCGACGATATCCCAGATCTTGTTGCCGTTGTGGTCGAAGGCCGTCAGGGCTGACCGGCCCCGCTCGTCGGTCGAGAAGTTGAGGCCTGGCTCCAGTCGCTGCGTGGCCTTGGCGAGGTCCTTTGCGACGGCCTCCCGCAGGACGTCCCGCGTAGACTGGCCCGTCCTGTCCGCCACCTTGCAGGCCTCGTAGATCTCCCGGGGGATGTCCATGTGCGACGCGCCGTGGCACCAGGCGTAGAAGATGTACCGGGGGTCCCTGTAGGCTACCCCCAGCATGCTGTGGTCCTCAAACTTCCCGCGATTGAAGCGCAGGCCGCCGAACCGGCGCCGGATCTCCAGCTCCACGACGTCGTCGGACGGCCCCAGCTTCTGGCCGATCGCGGCCCTCATGGCCGCTCCTCCCGCGCCGATCACCTCACCGCTCCCGCCGCGATGAGCTCGCGGATCTTCTTGACGGGCTTGCCCGTCTTCTCGTGGATGGACAGGATGAGCTTGGGGCCGACCTGGCTGCGCCCGTGGCGGATCCGGCTCACCTCCGTCGGGTGGGCCCCGAGGTGGCGGGCGAGCTCGGCGTCGGTCCCCATCCTGAGCTCCCGGCGCAGGACGTTGAACAGCAGGCCCGACTCGTCGGGGTCGTTGGGGTCGTTGAAGGGCTTCTTCCGGACCATGCGTCTCTCCTATGATGAGTGGTAGGTGTGGATAAAATTATGGCACGCCGACGGGGCGTGCCATCCATCGATCGCGGGGCGAACTACGCCCGCATCTCCAGGTCGTGGGGCATGCCCGCCAGCTCCCGCACGTGGGCTATCGTCCAGCCGGTGCGGTCCATGATGTTCACCATCAGGCCGGCCGTCACGACGCAGTCCTGCTTGCGCTTGATGCGGCTCAGCTGGCCATGGTCGAACTCCAGCATCTCGGACAGGTGGTTGTCGCTGCGGGCCTTGAGGAGGGCCGCGGCGTGGTTGAGGAGCCTGGCGGGCGTGTAGCCCGGGTGCGCCAGGAGGGCCTGCTTGCGCTGGGTGCGGGCGTCCCAGCCGATGGTCCCGCGTACGTTCGAAGTCATCTCCGTCCTCCACATATCCTGTCCCGGGCCTTGCCCAGGTCGGTCTCGAATAGCCAGGCGACGCACGCCCGGTCCTGGTCCTGCCGAGGTACGCAGGCTACGACAGACGGTGCCGCGGCCCGCTTCCGGGCGGCCTCGACCTCGGCGAGCGCCCAGACCTTGCCGACGATCATGCCGATGCCCAGTGCCGACAGCACGAGGACCAGCTGGAACAGGCGCCCGGCCCGCGCCGCGCTGAGGCGGGCGCTCATGTCGCTCCCCCACAATGCTCGACCGCCGCGGCCGTCCAGAGGCTGTGGAGCTCCTCCAGGTCCTCGACCCGGGCGTCACGCCAGTCGAGGCGGTCCACGTCGTGCCCGTTGCCCATGGCGTCGAGCACCTCGTAGCCGTGCGTCCGCACCTCGATCTGCAGGACGAGAAGCGGCCGCCTGAACCAGCGGGAGATGGCCCTGGCGCGGGTCTTGCCCGTGAGTTCGACCTTGACCATCAGATATCTCCCAGGCCAATCTTCACCCCAGACAGCAGGGGTCTTGCATAGGGCTCGCCAATCCTGTTGTGCTGCAGCACTTGCACTTCCAGGGAGTAGACGGGCATACCTGTCTCCTCGCGGAACGCCTCAAGCCTGTCCGCCAGGAGAGCGCGCAGCTCATCTTCGAGAGCCAGCTTGCGGGCGCGCAGCTGGACGATCGTGAGGGCGCTCACGACGGCCTCCAGCTCGGGTCGGGCTGGCGGGCCAGGAAGGTCGTGACGCCGTACCGGCGGAAGATCGCGAGCGGGGCCTCGCGGCTGTCCACCGCGCAGAAGACGTGCTTCGGCAGGATGTGTGCGCTGGACAGGCGGAGCAGGGCCAGGTCCTCGGCGTTGGAGTAGTTGCCGCGGGGGCGCATCAGGACCCTGTGGTAGTAGTCGACGTGGGTGTTGAGCCACATCGTGACGTCCTCGCGCAGGGCCTCGGCCTTGTCGGTCAGCACCCACAGCTCGTTGCCGGGGCGCGCCTCGACGAGGTCGCCCACCATCTGGATGGTCGTGAGGATCGGGTTGCCGGCGTGGTCGGCCAGGGTCTCGTCGAGCGCGCAGACGATGACCTTTCGCTCGGCGGGGTGGAGTACCGCGTTGTTGCCCATCGGTGTGTCCTTTCTGGTTCTTGTTGGATGGTCGGGGGAGGGACACGGATGCCCCTCCGGGCTCATCAGGAGGCCATGGCGGCCTTCGGGGCCTGCGCCGCGTCGTCCACGCCGTTCAGCGCGAAGACGGCCTTCTGGAAGGCCGCGGCGGCGTCCGGCTTGTCCTGCAGGGCGGTCGACACCTTGGCCAGGGTCTCGGCGCGGACGCTCAGGCGCTCGACCTCCGCCAGCTGCTCGAGGAACAGGGCCTCGCGCTTCAGCTGGGCGTCGTAGCCGGAGCGGTCGACCTTCTGGACCGCCCACTTGTAGGTGAAGTCGGCGTCGGCGTCCAGCTGCGGGACCTTGTCGACGTTCACCACCTTCACGACCGCCATGCCGCTGCGCGGGGACTCGACGACCAGCTCGTCGTCGGCCTTCACGCCCCAGGCGGTCGGGACCTTGTAGGTGTAGTGCGCCTGGCCGGACTGGCCCTCCTTGAGCACGACCTGGACGGTCGTCACGTTCTCCAGCAGGGTGTTCAGCAGGGCCTGGTGCTTCTTCTGTTGCTTGCTCAGCATGTCGCTCTCCTTCGGGTTGTTGTCTGGGTGAGATGACATCATCTCACGCCCGCCCCGCGGGCTACGCCCTCATTCGGGGCCCGCTGGGGCTACTCGTGGGGCTGGTTCCACCAGTTGGCCTTCACCATGCGCCGGGTCAGGCCCACGGTCATCAGGCGGGTCAGCCCGTAGTCGTGGCAGACGAACCGCCCGGCCTCCTCGCCGTCGCGCGGGCGGAGGATGCCGAAGTTGCCCAGCTTGGTGTCGGAGAGGAAGTTGGGGATGCGCTCCGGGTGCACGGCGGCGCGGGTCGTCCTGCGCTGCACGAGCACGCCGCCGCAGGGGCTGATGGCCACGCAGGGCGCGAACCAGCGGGCGAACTCGGTGTGCTGCACCTCCTGCCAGGCCTGCCACTCGGCGACGTTCTGGAAGGACTCCACCCCCTCCTCGACCTTCACCACGAGGCAGGGGTCGAGGCGGTGCTCGTAGACCGTGCGGGCGACACCCTGGCCGAGCACGTCGCCGCAGACCAGGCGCCACAGCTCGTGCTTGGCGAAGTCGGACGGCGCGCTCACGCCCAGCCCCGCTGCGCGAGCCTGACGGCAGAGGCGCACACCCCGCAGAAGAAGAAGCGATTGCCCCCATCACGGTGCTTGTGCAGGTGGCGCTCGACCTGGCGCCGGCGGAATGTCGCAGTGGTCGGGCGGTAGGACCCGGTCGAGAGGGGCACGACGGCCGGCTCGACGGGGTCGTCCACGGCGACGACGGCCGCCTCGGGGTCTCCGTCGAGGACGACGTGGTCACGGCAGGCGGGGTTGGCGCAGATCTTCAAGGCAGGCTCCTTCGGGGTTTGTCGTAGGCGACAATCCTACGCCCGCGGGAGACGCCCGCGGACCGTCATCTGCCCCGGCCGAAGAGGAGGGCCTCCCCGCGCAGGGTGTTGACCTGGTGGGTGACCGGCTCGAGGTGGGCGGGGTTGACGCACTGCCGGACGCGGCAGAGGTGGTCGAGGAGCAGGCCGTCGGGGATCGGCCCGACGTGGGCCTCGTAGGACAGGCGGTGGGCCATCAGCTCCCTGCCGCCCACGGAGAGGCGGCCGTAGCCGTTGCGGTTGAGGCGGGCGCACCAGACCCAGCACTCGCCGAGCTCGGGCTCGACGAGCACCGGGACCGTGCGGTCCGCGATGGCCTGGGGGATCACTTCACGAGGTGTCCCATGATGGCGTGGCGGCGCTCGGCGCGGAGGATCTGGACCCACTGGTCCAGACAGTAGGACCGGGCCGCCCACGACGCGGTCGGGTCCTTGATGATGCGGTCCAGGGCGGCGATCTGGGCGTCCACGTGGCGGTTGTCCAGCCAGCGGCAGAGGCGCGACCTCAGCCACGCGCGGTGGATCCGCCCGCGGTGGCCGAACCATGCGGGGCGCGGGCCGACTGCCTCGACCCGCCACATCAGGCCCGCGAGGAGCGCGGTCAGCCGCGGGCCGGGCACGAACGGCTCCCGGCGGCGCAGCACGTAGTGCAGGAAGCCTGCGTGCAGGAGGACGAGCGCCACCACGAGGTGGTAGGTGGGGCGCCTACGCACCCTGATCTGGATCGAGAGCTGGCATTGGGTCATAGTCTGGTTCTCCTTCGATGGTCGGGCGGATGCCCGTGAGGTAGGCGAGGCCGACGTCGCCGCGGGCGCAGGCGTGGGCCTCGTGCTTGGAGCTCCTGTGCTGGTGCAGCATCAGGAGCGCGGCCGCCGTGAGCGGCCCGTCGCCGGACCACTCGGCCCGGGAGTGCACCCGGCCCATGCGGCGCCCGCAGTTCTTGCACTTGAAGAGGACGAGGTACTTCCCCGTCACGACCTGGGAGGCCATCAGTAGCCCCTCTTGGCGCGCAGGCGCCGCCGCTCGTGCTCCTCGGCGCAGGCCAGGCAGCGGCCCAGGCCCAGGGCCAGCCTCGCGGGCTCCACCGGCTCGCCGCAGGCCTCCTCGACGCACAGCCCCGTGCCGGTGGGCTCGGGCAGTGCGCCGGAGGCCGCCACGGCCGCCCTGTGGGCCCGCAGGGCCTCCCGGTCGTTCGCCTCCACCTCCGCGCCCGCCCTGTCCACCGGGTCGGCCGCGTGCTGGCCCTCCAGCTCGCCCTCTTCCTTGATCTTCATCTCGCTCTTCCCGCTCTGGTTGTGTAGAGGGGCGACGCCGGGAACCCCCGGGGCCGCCCCGCCCTGCTGCGTCCCCCGGTTCCACCAGGGGACTGCTGCTACTTTACTGCCCGGCATCCCGTCCGTGAGCCGCCGTTTCCAGGGAGTCGGACTTGTGGCGCGCGGCCGCCACCAGCACCTGGCCCAGGATGTAGGCGCCGACGAGCCACAGGCAGCCCGTCCAGGCGTACAGGACGACCCGGGCGAGGAAGCGCAGGAGGCCGTAGGCCCGGAGGACGGCGTGGTGGCGCGGCAGGGGCTTGACCCCCTCACTACAGCAGTAGACCAGGCCGAACAGGATCGCCAGGGACACCAGAGCCCACCCGATCGCCTGGACGGCGTTGCCCGCACCGTCCAGCCCCAGGACGAGCCAGGCGTACGCCAGGCCGACCTGGAGGGCGTCCAGGGTGAGCGTGGTCAGGTAGCTGCTCAGGGGGATCTTCTTCGTCGTTGGTTCCATCTTCATTTCTCCTTCGTGGTTGTGGTTGTGGTTGTGAATAGGTCCGGCTGCTCCCAGTAGAGCTCCACCTCGTCGCTCAGCACGAGGAAGCTGCCGTAGGTCTTCTCGAGAGGGGCGTGGGAGACGGCGAAGTCCCCGAAGCGCCCGGCGTGGCGCAGGTCACGCAGGACGTACAGCACGTCGCCCGCCCTGGCGGCATGGCCGGGCGGGTGACAGTCCGAGCCGTCGTCCCAGATGCTGGTGAGCAGCCTCACACGGCGCCCGGGCTCGATCGGCCAGCCGCACGCGGTCAGCATGGGCACTCCTCCTTCAGCTCGCCGCAGTAGGGGCAGCTCTCGTTTCCGCCCCAGGATGGGCGATGCACGCGCCTGTAGGTCATTTGGCGAGCTCCAGGTAGTCGGCGTGTACCGAGAAGACCTCCCCGTCGGCGTTGCGCAGCTTCAGGGCCCGGCCGTAGGCGTAGTGGCCCACGATCGTGGCCTCGTTGCCCGAGATGCGGCTCGTCACGCGACGGCCGAGGGGCCACCTGCGCTTGAATGCACGCTGCGCGACACGATACTGGTGGGCGTTCATTCGAGCACCTCGGCGGGGATGTAGAAGAGGCTCCTGCCCGCCGAGGGGCCGTCGCTCATCCGAACCACGAGCCCGACATCCCCGTCGTAGTGCTTGACGATCGTGCCCCAGCCGTGGCGGGTCCTCACCCGGCGGCCGAGTGGCCAGGCCCTGGCGAAGGCCCTGTGCCTGATGCGCCTCTGCCCGGCGTTCATTCCAGGCCTCCCAGCTCCGCGAGGATGTCGGCCGAGAGCTGCGGGTGGGTGGCCGCGCAGGACAGGGCGTAGGCCCGGAGTGCCGGCATGGCGTGCGGGTCGTGCCTCATGTCCAGCACGAAGTACCGGCAGCCGTGGTGCTTCCCGCCCGGGCGGTCGCTGCCGTCGACGCGCCGCACCTCGAACTTGCGGAAGAGGCCCTGCTGCTCCGCTGGGATGGCCGGGTCCCGCTCGGGGAATGTGCGGCCGCTCACGCCGTGTCCCCGTGCTTGGCGTGGGCCTCGCGCAGCGTCGACAGCAGGCTCTGCCCGTAGTAGCTGAGCGCCTGGAGCCCGCCCGTGCCGACCGTTACGCTCCACTCGCGGGTCGCGTCGTCCTGGCGGATGCGGACGGAGTTGCCCCCGCCGTTCTCCACATAGCCCAGCGTCTGGCGCAGCAGGCGGCCCAGCTCGGCGTCCTGCTCCCTCTGGCGCGCCTCCGCCATGCGCTGCGCGTCGCGCCCCTGCAGGGCCTTGATCCCCTCGGGGTTGTGCGTGGCGGCGATCCGCCCCATGTCTTCCTTGAGTCCCATGCTGTTTCCTCCTGTCTGGTTGGGTACCCTGCTACTATGAGCCCTTCTCCTCGCCCGTGGAGCCGGCGTACTGCGCCTGCTGGGCCTGGGCGGCCCTGGCCCACGCCTCGGGGTCGACCGGGGCCGGGACGACCAGCACGCCGGTCTGGCCCTCGAAGCTGTGGGTCTGCTTGACGTTCTCCCGGTACTCGGGCCTGTGGCGCTTGAGGACCAGGGCGAGCAGGGGGTCGCTGTACTGCTTGGTCGTGAGCACGCGCTTCTCGCCCGTGACCGCGTCCTCGGTCATCGTGGGCATGCCCTGGTAGATCACCGGGACGTCGATGCCGTCCACCGCGCGCCTGTGCGCCTCTGCCTCGACGCGGTCCCCCGCCTCCTCCAGGGCCGCGCCGTACAGCTCCTCGAACCACTCGTCGGTCTCGCGCCAGTAGGATACCGTCTTCCGCGAGATGCCCGCTGCCTGGGCGCCCTCAAGCACCACGCCGCGCCTGGCGAAGGCGCGCAGGAAGGCCGCCTTCTTGTGGACCGTCATGGTCTGCGAGGCGGACAGGCTCGCCAGGTCCTCGTCCGTCAGCTCCAGGGCCGAGACCGACCCCCGCTCCATCGCGAGCTTCGCCCGCTCCCTGCCGTCGTTACCCATTGGCGCTCACCTCCAGGCCGAGGTGCCGGGCAGCGTCGCGCACCAGGGCCTCGAGCTGGGCGTTGCCCAGGACGAGCACGCTGGAGTTGTTCTCCCCCGGGCTGCGGACCGTGAGGAGGACGTCGCGGTCGTCCCGCTCGCTCAGGTTGACGTAGCCTGGGAGGGCACGGCCGTGGGTCTCTGTGTACGCGTGGATGGTCATGTCTGCTCCTGATGGTTGTGTCTCACGATGATAGCCCGGGTCGTGGGACCCCGGGGACCAGCGTCGGCCGCCTCGCGTACGCGGGCCCGAGGCAGTTGGCCCTGCTTGGAGAGGGAAATTTGATGCGGGTCGATGAGGGGCCCCTCTTCCGCGGCCAGCCGGAGTCGGCCAGCGGGCGCCCGATCAGCCTCCACCCCTCCTCACCGATACCCCCGAACCGTGCGAACTGCACGAGTTTTCCATAATTTGCTAGAAGGGATACCCGAAAAACTATTTATATAATCCTTTCTAAACCTTTATAAATAAAAGGTTTATACAATATAAAGTAATCAAATCAACGACTTACAGAGCAAATATAGGACTCTGAGGCATCTGAGGCAGATCGTCGTGCTGTCGTCGAGTGCTGCTGTTTTCGGTGTCGTCGGGATGGCTGGGAGACGGCCGGGGCATCCGGGCAAATCCTGGTGACAAATTCGAGCCCAAGGCCAAGATCGTCCAGAACGCGCTTTTTGGCCACGATTTCGAGGCTTTGAGGGCCCAGATTTGTGCTGTAAGTCCTTGATTATGAAGCACTTTTCTGGGTCCCCCACGTCTAGGCCTTATGACTAACCCCTCAAATTTTGAGGTCCGTCTACGTCTAGACGGCCGCACCCCGGCCGACCTCGCCCCGCTATCCGACGTCGACCTCGAGGCAGACCGCGGGATGGCCCGTCCCGCGCACCCACAGCTGGAGGCTGGCCCCGTTTTTCAGCGCCTCGAGCTCCGCCGGGGTGGGCTCCCAGGCCGACACCATGAACGGCCCCTGGTCCGTGAGCACGTCCCTGACCGGCAGGCCCACGCAGCTTGCCCCGTCGTCCTTCCAGTCGGGCGGTGCGCCCAGGACGCGCGTCGCGCCCTCAATCCTCTTGACTATCATGCGTGCTCCATCCAGTTGAGGCTCGCGCCCATCTTCTCCTCGAACAACCGCCGGCACTCCGCGAGGCCCGGCACTCTGTACGCCGACGCCCTGCCGAGGCTGTCGACCTTGATCCCGTAGACGTCGTCGGGCGGCTTGACCTGGGTATTCGAGAGGCGCACCAGCTTGCCCAGCCGCATGCCGAACGCGACCGCGTCTGCCGGGCGGTAGGTCCTCTGCTCCTTGGCGAACTCCAGGTAGTCGGCGCGCAGCAGCTCCTTGATGCACGTGGCGGTGGTCCCCTCCGGCACCTTCTCCCAGTCTGGCACGTTGGGGATCATGCCGTCGACCAGGCGGCCGTACCACCACCGCTCTATGTCGTCCATGCTCATGACCTTCTGCTTCATCAGCGCCCTGGTGGCCGGCACGTTGTCGCGCGGCGCCCAGTCCTCGATGTCCCGGGTCAGCAGCTCGTGCAGCATCGCGGAGAGCCCGCCCTGCTGGTACATCTGCCTGTTCAGGGCCGTGAAGAACGCCTTGTCCCCGCGCCTGCTGCCGTTGACCTCGAACACGCCGAACCGGCGCTCGCCGTCCAGGCCGGCCGGCACGACCCACTCCCCGTTCGCCGCCATCACGATGTGGATGAGGTTCTTGCCCATGGTCGCGTCGCGGCCCTTGCCCTCGTAGGCGATCGTCGGCTCGGTCACCAGCTGCTTGAGCTTCGCCTCGCCGCTCTTGTCGCCCGCCCAGAAGGCCTCGTCCGCGAACAGGCACACGCAGTTCTGGAGGTGGGAGTTGAACCGCCCGACCAGGTGCTCCGGCGAGCTGATGTTCAGCCCGTTCGCGCCGGCCAGGTCCGAGAGCGCCCTGCCGAGCGTGCCCTTGCCCGTGCCCTTCTCGCCGCGGAAGCACAGGGCCACCTCGGCCGCGCGCCCCGGGTGCTGGATCATGTAGGCCATCCAGTCCATGACGTACTCGTAGTGGTCCCGCTCGCCGTCGACCAGCACCTCGAGCAGCAGCTGCTTCAGCAGCGACCAGTCGCCCTTGATCGGCTCCACGGACCACCCCTTCCAGAGGTTGAGCCAGCCCTCGTGGTCGCGCTCCGGGTCGAACAGGACGCCGACGTACTGCCTGCGCTGCGAGCTGCGCAGCCACAGGTGGGACCTCGTCACGAGCTTGTCGCCCAGCTCCACGAGCTGGTTGCAGTAGAGGTTCTCGAAGTCCTCCTTGCTACTGCGCTGGTGGAAGGCGCGCTTGAGCACCGGGTCCCACTGCTCGGTGAAGATCCGGAACTTGCCGCCCTCCATCACGACCGCGTGCTTCTCGTTCATCTCGTCGACGACCGTGCCCTTCGACTCGGGGGGCTCGCGCAGCTGGGCGTCGTCCACGCCCGCGCCCTCGGCCTCCGGCGGCTCGTACTCGTCGAAGTCGTCCTCGGGGGAGACGCGCGCCACCTCGCCGCCGTGCTCCTGCACCACCTTGTGCAGGTACTTCACGGTCACCGGCCTGGCCGAGGTCGCCACGTGGAGCGAGTCCCACCTGCGCCCGATGATCCAGCCGTCGTCGGCGTACCGCGCGTCGCCCGTGGACCAGTCGACGAACTCCTGCCGGCCCTCGCCCGCGGTCGCGTGGTGGCACGCCATCATCAGGTTCAGCCAGTCGCCGTGCTCCGAGAAGTCCTCGGGGTCGAGGTGCTCGAGCGTCTCCGCCAGCATCTCGGGGGACAGCTCGCCGAGGCCGGCCGCCTCGCCGTGCGCCCTGGTGGGCCGGCGGATCAGCCGCAGCAGCGACTCCGGTATGTCGGGCATCTCGGACAGGGGCGGCGCGAAGTCGTCCCACACGTAGTGCTCGCCGCACGGGTGCACGGAGCCGGCCGACACGACCTGCCTGCCGTACGACTTGAACTCGATGCCGGGGTAGTCGTGCAGGGAGTCCAGCAGCGTCACGTCGGCCGGCTTGCGGAACCAGTAGTGGTCGCCGCCCGAGCCCGTGACCGTGTGCGGGGCGGTCGTCAGGTCCAGGCGGCAGGCCGCGACGAGCTCGGCCAGGCGGTCGGAGTGCAGCCCGTTCTCGTCCGTGAAGTTCCTCGGGTCGACGTCGAGCACCATGACCGTGGCGGGCAGGCGCACGCCGACGTTGGTCCCGCTCTTCGCCGCGGCCTCGAGCACCGCCCGGCTGTCGTAGTGCCTCGCCTGCCACGTGGCGTCGCGGGGCGTCTTGCCGCGCGGGCGGACCCGGCCCTTGGCGTCCACGTCGGTCGCGTCCCACCTGTGCAGGGGGATCAGCTGGAGGCCCGCGGCGATGTAGGCCTCCATGTCGTAGGTGCGGGGCGCCTTACTCATCGGCGAACTCCCGCGAGTACAGGTACACGTCGTCCTGGATGGCCCTGTTGATCAGGACGCGCATGATGTCGCTCTCGGTGACGCGGATCGGGGGGTTGCCGCCCATCAGCGTGGTCGCCTGGTCGCGCAGGTACTCCCGCTGGCCGGGGGTCAGGCGGAGTGACAGCTGCTCCGTGAGTGTCGTGGTGCTCATTATGTATGCTGCTCCTGTTCGTGTTCTTCGATCTGGGCCTCTGGGGCCGAGGAGACGATGATACGCCGCCCAGGCCCGACCCGGAGCCGGCATCCGCATTGCGTCGCATTACGAGGGGATCCCGGGCCGTCGATCGTCCCCGGGTCGGGCTGCGGTGGTTGTATTTTCCGCCCGCCCCGGGCATCATGGACAACTCCTACCACAACAACCCCGAAAGGAACTATCATGAACTTCATGGACCTGTTTGACCTGTTCACCCGTGGCGTCGTCGCCCTCGAGAAGCTTGCTGACCAGAGCGAGCGTAACGCCGACACTGCCGAGGCGATGCTGAAGCACATCCAGGGCGTGACGATCGGCGCTGAGCACGCCTCTGCCGCCCCGGTGCTCGTCGACCCGGTCGAGAAGGCCGTCGTCGTGGGCGACGGCAAGACGGTAGCGGGCCAGGCGGTGGAGGCGCAGCAGGCCGCCATGGCCGCTGTCGAGCGGTCCCGCAAGGAGGCCGTCGAGCAGGCGAAGCCCGCGGCCCAGGCCGAGACCAAGGCCACCAAGCCGCCGACCGTCGACGACGTCCGCAAGGCCCTCGGCGCCTACGCCAAGGTGCACGGCAACCCGGCCGCGATGGCCGTCCTGCAGAAGCACGAGGCGGCCAGCGTCTCGGCCCTCCACGAGGACAAGCGCCAGGCCCTGATCGACGACTGCAAGCTGTAACAGCCCCCCCCCTCAAACCCAGCAAGGAGAACAACATGCACTCACGCCGCCTTGGCACCGCCCTCAGCATCCTCTTCGGCGCCGCCCTGTCCCCCTTTGGGGTGGCCCCGCAGGTGAACTTCAACCCGCGCAACCGTCGCGATGTGCCCTTCAGCTCGGACCGTCAGCACCGCCGCACGGCCCGCACGCAGATCAACGTCAAGATGCCCAACGGGCACACGGTCATGCAGACCCTGCCGTCCTACCTCCGCCGCAACGACGTCGAGGCCGGCATGGTCCTGTCGGGCAAGCTCAAGATCGGCACGGTGGCCTGAGCGTGGGCGCCCACGCCACCCGCAGTGCATCCGGCAATAAGCGCTGGATGAACTGCCCCGGCTCCATCCGCATGTCGGAGGGCCGGCCCAACGAGTCGTCCGAGGCCGCGCGCCTCGGCACCGCTGCCCACGGCCTGGGCGAGTACTGCCTGCTCCGGCCGGACCTCTGGCCCGTCGACATGGTCGGCGGCGAGGTCTACCTGGACGAGCACGAGGACGCCCACGTATTCGGGCCCGACATCATCGCCCAGCTGAACAGTGATCAGACCATCCAGGTGCCCGTCAAGATCATCCAGCTCGTGGCGGCGGGCCGCCAGGCCTACCCGATCGACGCCAACATGGCGGACGCGGTCCAAGTCTACGTGGCGGCCGTTCGCGAGGAGCTGGAGCTCCGCCCGGGCGCCGAGCTGCTGGTCGAGCACCGCTCCAGCCTCAACGAGCTGGTCGGCTACGACTTCGACGAGGACAACCCTATCGTGAGCCCGAACGGTATGTATCGCGACCACGAGGGCACCGTGCGCAAGGCCGACGGCACGCCCTCCGCGGGGCCGATGTTCGGCACCAACGACGCGGCCGTGCTCCAGCTGTTCGAGCACCTCACGATCTTCGACTACAAGCACGGCCAGGGCGTCGTCGTCGAGGTGGCGGAGTACGTGCCACTCGCTGCTCCCGAGGGCGTGATCGCCGAGGGCCTGCGCGGCAACTCCCAGCTCATGCAGTACGCCCTGGGCGTCGCCCGCGCCGTCGACTGGGCCTTCGAGACGCTGGACCTGGTCATCGTCCAGCCCCGCGCGCGGCACAGCGAGGGCGGAGTGCGCCGGTACAGCACCAACAAGGCCGAGCTGCTCCTCTTCCAGGACGAGCTGAGGGCCGCCGCCGAGGCGGTCGAGGATCCGGACGCCCCGACCCGCGCCGGCGACTGGTGCCAGTTCTGCCCCGCCAAGGGCATCCCGTGCCCCACGCTGCAGGCCGAGGTCATCCGCATCGCCCAGGTCGACTTCTCGGACGGCGAGCCACAGGTGGCGACCGTTGACGAGGGCACCCCGGACGACAGGCTCCAGGCCGCCCTGGGCTTCGGCTACAAGCTGGTGCGCGGCAAGGCGAACCGCAAGTGGGGCGACGACAGGTCGGCCGTCGAGCAGCTCGTCGAGAGGGGCTACGACCGCGCCAGCCTGTACGAGGAGCCGAAGCTCAAGTCCCCGAGCAAGGTCGAGGCCCTGCGCCCGCCCGTCGTCCTCGAGAGGCTGAAGGCCGCTGGCGTCAAGGCGCCCGTGGGGCAGCTCAAGGCGATCGTGGCCGACCTGGCGGTCAAGCCCGAGGGCAAGATCGTGATGGCCCCGGCGGACGACCCACGCGACCCGGTATCCCCGGCGATGGCGGCGGCATCCGACTTTGACGCATTTGATGGAGAAGAGTGATGGAAGATACTAGCAAGTTCAGGGTCCCAGAGCAGCTGGCGGAGCTCGACAAGATGGCGCAGGTCGAGCAGGGGCAGAGTCCGCTGCTCGAGAAGCTCATGCAGCAGCACCAGCAGAATGTCAACGAGATGAGCCGCAACGACCTCATCCGCGAGGTCAAGCGCCTCAACGGGGTGGTCGACAAGCTGGACGTCATGGCCCTGGTGGGCAAGGCCCGCGGGCAGATGGCGCCCGGGGCGATGCCGATTCCCCAGCTCCAGCACAAGGAGGCCTTCATGCTGATGCTGTACCGCTCGGAGGGCGGGACGGACGAGAAGCTCATCTGGAACAGCCGCGACGGGGTCACGCCCTTCACGGTCCACATCGACGGCCTGAAGTACGACCATGTCATCCACAAGATGCAGGGGCCGTTCTTCGACCGGCCGGAGGGCATCATCGGCCAGTGGGAGACGCGCACCGAGGCCAAGATGATGGAGGCCTGGCAGCGCACCCTGGAGCGCGCGGTCCTGGCCGGCCGGATGCACAAGGACAAGGCGGCTGCGATGGCGAACCGCCCGGACGTCGCCCGCTCCTGGAACCTCAACATCGGCCTGCGCTCGATGGCCACGGGCCGCTACACCGACGAGGCCGCGTGATGGCCAAGCAGACGTCCTACGTGCCCCGCGAGGAGTACACCACGCCGCTGGACCTGGTCTTCGTGGCGGCGCGGGAGGTCCAGTACCTGCAGAACGAGTGCGCCTCCGCGGGGGCCAAGTTCCCGTACGAGTGGATGCCCAAGGCCCAGGCGTTCCAGAAGGCCGCGGAGGACCTGGGCCACGTCCTGCACCTGGTCGCCCGGCTGCACGAGCACGTGCCCAAATGGGCGGGCCACCGGTGTGTCCGCTACGAGGTCCAGGTCCCGCGGCGGAGGAACCACGAGCCAGCACGCTGGTCCCGGGCTGCCAACGTGGCCTCGGCGATGCGCGCCGTCGCCACGGACCTGGCCGCCGCGGTCGTGGAGCGCGGGGACCAGGCCGGCTCGGGGCACGTCCACCTGGTGGAGCAGCTGACCCAGGCCGCCTACGAGCTGGACGCCGTGACCTTCCCGACGATGTTCGGGTACGTCTTTCCGCCGTCGGTCGTCCAGAAGTCGGGCACTGACGGTCCGCGCACGGCCCCGGGTCCGACATCATGAACGTTCTGCGCGCCGTCCCCGCCTGCGACCTACAAGTCCGGGGCACGAGCGGGAAAACTCAATCCCGAGGGCATCCGGGCGGCGCGCGGAACCACTCCACGTCATATCGCTAACCAACCTACATCGCTATAAGGAGCAACACAGATGGCAAAGGCAGACAACACCCGCAAGGTCACCACCCCCGAGTTCCGCGCGAGCTTCGCGTACATCTTCAAGCCGCAGGACCCGATGCCGGGCGCGGCCGACCCGACCCCGAAGTACGGCGTCACCATGCTCTTCGACGAGAAGGCCCGCGGCACCGAGGCCTACAAGAAGATGAAGGAGCTCGCCGTCCACGCCCTGCGCGAGAAGTTCGGCAGCGACAAGGTCGTGCCCGACGGCAGCGGCTGGTTCAAGCTGAAGGTCGCCGAGGGCGCATTCAAGGAGCTGAAGAACCCGTTCCGCGACGGCGCCGAGAAGGCCGAGCTGGACGGCTACGCGGGCATGGCCTTCGTCGCGGCCACCACCAAGATGCAGCCCGGCCTGGTCGGCCCTGACCTGCAGCGCATCATCAGCGAGCAGGACTTCTTCAGCGGCTGCTACGCCCGCGCCACCGTCACGGCCTACGGCTACGACAAGTCGGGCAACAAGGGCGTGGCCTTCGGCCTGCAGAACGTCCAGAAGCTGCGCGACGGCGAGGCCTTCTCGGGCCGCACGGCCGCCGAGAACGACTTCGACGAGGTAGACGGCTCGTTCGACAAGGTCGACGGCGGCGAGGGATCCTTCCTCGACTAAGGATCCGGCAGGGCATCCGCCCTGCGGAACTGGCAAAAGGGACCTCCGGGTCCCTTTTTCTATTCCCGTTACAATTTTCTCCCTCATAGGGGGCTCCCAGCGCTTGAGATCTCCGGCACAATGGTTCCATCAACTAAACAACTGGGAGCAAGAGCATGAGGCTGATTCTAGAAGACGAGCCCGAAACGGCCGAGCCTGCCAAGGGCAAGAAGAAGCCGACCGTCCGAGTGGCCAAGAACATCTGGGGTAACTACCGGGGCTACCTGGCGGGCAAGGAGGAATACATGACGGGCTCCGAGCACGATGCACAGGTGTGGCTCGACGAGAAGATGGCCTCGGGCCTGTACGCGCTGTCACCCAGCAGCTACCTCAAGCCCAGCAAATAAGACCTGCGGGGCCATCCCGGCCCCGCCTCAACCGAAGGAGAAGAGCCATGACTGGCACCTACAAGACGGAGTTCCCGGACTTCGGCGAGCTCGACGTCATCATCCCCGAGGGCTTCCACGACCGCTCGTGGCACAACGACCTCATGCCCTGCTTCACCCGTAAACGCTGGCCCGAGGGTGACTTCGTCCGCATCTGGGTGGACTACGCCGACGTCGATAAGCGGGAACTGCCGGGCCACCCCCGGTTCTACGTCCAGCTCCACAATGCCGACGAAGACACGGCTACCAACGTCCTCGTGACGGACGACTGGACCAAGGCGGGGGCGTGCGTCGGGGACTTCTTCCCGAAGCCCCAGTACTGGCTCGGCTCCGGCCCGGGGCACTGCGAGCTCTGCAAGCGCAGGATCGGGGACGTCTTCGTTGACGGCCGCGTGGAGGTGGTCGGCAAGTGGGCCCTCCTGTGCCCCAGCTGCCACACCGCCCTCGGCTGCGGGCTCGGCACCGGACTCGGCCAGCAGTACGAGCGGGTCGGCGATAGTCGCTGGCTGAAGACGGCGGGCTAGAAAGATGGCAGGAGGGGGCTCCCGGATGCGGGGGTCCCCCGTATAATTGAACCACCTGCGGGAATCCTCCCGCTCTCAACCGAAGGAAGACACATGGCAAAGAAGACCAACATCCTGCTGGCCCGCAAGATCGTGCCCAACTACTGGGAGGTCAAGAACGTCGACGGCCCGGACAAGGTGGCCAAGGAGTGGACTGCCGTCCCGCACAGCCAGGACCGCTCGTTCGACGACCTCGTCAAGCTGGCGTCGAACTGCACCGTCATCGACGTGACCGGGCACTTCCAGGGCGAATGACGACACGGGAGATGATGGCGGAGCTGGAGGCCCTGGGCTTCCAGTTCCTCAAGGACAAGGGCGGGTGGGCGTGCTACGACGGGGACACCCGCCTCGAGGTGCCCCGAACCCGCCACCCGCACCTGGGCGACAGTATCCACATGGCCAAGCACGAGCTGGGCCTCTAAAAGAAGGGAAACACCATGAAATTCACCACCAAGGAGGAGCTGCGCCGGTGGCACCTCGAGCAGGCAGATGAGTGCGTCAAGAAGGTAGCCGAATGCAATGCAGCGTTCAAGAAGGCCCATTCGGCCCTCGAGCGCGCAGAGATCCACGCCGAGTCGGAGGCGTACTTCCAGCAGGCCCAGCTCCACGAGTCCGCCGCTGAGGTGCTGAAATGACCGCCGACGCCATGGACCCGGAGTACCGTGCCCGACGGCTGGCGAAGCTCAAGAAGTGCCTCGCCCTGTCGGCTAGCCCCGAGCCCCACGAGGCCGCGGCCGGCATGCGCCAGGCCCAGGCCCTGATGCGTGAGCTGGGCGTCACCGAGGAGGAGGTGACGGCGCCCGACATCGACGAGGCGGAGATCAAGACCCGCGAGGGCTACGGCAACTGCAGGTACATGAACCACCTGGCGGACATGATCGTCCACGCCTTCGGCGTCCAGGTCGTGTACTTCCGCAACCCGGGCACGGCGAACCGCCTCAACGTCCGCTACTTCGGGCCCGAGATGCGCGTCAAGCTGGCGGAGTACACCCACCGGGTCGTGCAGCGGGCCCTCGAGGAGTCGTGGGCCGAGTACCTCGGCAAGCACCCGTGGCTGAAGGGACAGGGCGGCAAGCGTCAGGCCTTCTACATCGGCTGGCTCTGGGCCGTCCGCCGGCAGGTGTCAGCCCTCGCCCCGACCGATCGGGAGCGGGTCGCCACAGAGCGCTTCATCTCCCTCCGCCACGGGAGCCTGGTCAAGCTCGACGCCCGCAAGCAGCAGGAGCTGGACCAGGCCGCCCTCAAGATGGGCGCCGCCGCCGCGGCGGAGTTCTCGCTCAACGTGCCGCTGGAGGACGAGGTGCGCAAGCTGGAGCACTCCAAGTGAGCACGGCCCTGCTCGGTGGGGTCCTCGCAGCCTTCGGCCTCCTGGTGGGCCGTCGGTGCGCATTTTCCCTGCGCGCCAACTGCGTGGCCCTGGGCATCTGCCTGCTGGCCCTCGGGCTCGGCATCGCCGTGGGAGCGCTGTGATGCCCCAGATCCATCCCAAGCGGTGTGAGGACCACCGCACCTCCTACCTGGGACAGTGCCCGTTCTGCCTGGCGGGCCTCGAGCCCGTCCGGTTCCTGGAGGCCCGTGCCGACTTCGCGGGCCTGCCACTCGCTGGCACGGTCGACATCCTCCCGCACTACCCGATGGTCGACCTGGAGGACGTCCTCGGTGTGCTCGGCCAGCAGCTGGCGGGGCTCGAGGCGCTCGAGGCCGAGGCCATCCGGCCGTACGCCCTCGCCAAGCAGGTCATCTACCAGGAGATGCGCCGGGCGCGCATCGACACCCGCGTGATGCAGCAGGCGGTGAGGATCCACCTGGGCGTGCCCGGGGCCGACAAGGTGCCCCAGACACCGCACCTGCTGGCCATGGTCGAGGTGCTCAGGCGGGGCGTGCGCCATGGGCAATGACCTGCACGGCTACCACGCACCCTCGGGCGGTCGGGTGCTGGTGGCGGCCCACACGAAGCCCTACCACCAGAAGAGGCGGTTCCCCGAGTGGATCGACCCGCCCGAGGAGTGCCCCTGCTGTGGTGGGCCGGCCGTCCTGGTGCACAACCGCGCCCTCTACGGGAAGAACATCGGCGAGTGGCCTGTGGTGTGGTACTGCCTGTGCTGCGAGGCCTCGGTGGGCTGCCACCCGTTCTCCGTCTACCCGCTCGGGCGCATGGCGGACCGGGCCACCAAGAACGCGCGGGCGCAGGTCCACGCGCTGCTGGACCCGCTGTGGCAGTCGGGCCGGATGACCAGGGAGCAGGCCTACTGGCGCCTGGCCGAGCTCATGGGCATCCCGCCCTGGGAGCAGGTGCACGTCGGGCAGATGACGATGGCGGAGTGCGTTCGTGCCGCCGAATGCCTGCGCCCGCTGAGTCTGGTGGAGGACTTCGGGGTCTAGCCGGGGTATGATGACGTCTTCCCCAGGGAGGACGACAGTGACCATCACCCAGACATACCGCGACGGCGAGCTCGTCGAGACCGTCTGCCACGGCGGCAGCGAGAACCAAGTCATCGGCGGCAGCAGGTATGACGCGACGACCAACACCGGGTCCTACGCCGCCAAGGCGCCCGAGCCCCAGAAGAGGCGCGACTGGGGCAACCCGCCCAAGGCCACCATTGACTTCGAGACCCGCTCGGCCTGCTCCATCAAGGACTGCGGGTCGTGGCGGTACTCCCTCGACCCCACCACCGAGGTCATGTGCCTCGCCTTCCGCCTGCCCCACTGGGAGCACGGCCGCACGGCCCTCTGGCACCCGGCCTTCCCCCACCTTGGCGTCCGCGAGGCCAACTGCCCCGAGCTGATGGAGCTGAAGATGTGGGTCCTCTCCGGCGGGCTGGTGGAGGCGCATAACGCCTGGTTCGAGCGGGGCATCTGGACCAACGTCATGGTCCCCCACCACGGCTGGTTCCCCATCCGCCACGAGCAGTGGCGCTGCTCCGCCGCCAAGTGCGCCGCCTACTCCCTGCCACGCAAGCTGGAGACCGCCGTCTCGGCCCTGAGGCTCCTCGTCCGCAAGGACATGGAGGGCTCCAAGGTCATGAAGAAGATGGCCAAGCCCCGCAAGCCGAAGGTCGCCGAGCTGAAGGCCTGGGCGATCAAGCGCTGGGAACTAGTCGGCCTCAAGGCCAGCGAGATCAGGGTCAGCCCGACCATGACGGAGACCGGGCAGTACCACGTCGAGGTCGAGTGGGGTGCCGGCGAGGTGACGGCCAAGCGCGCCAAGGCCGGCCCGATCTCCCCGCCCGGGCGCGGCGAGGGCACGCTCCCGCTGTTCTGGCACGAGAGCGTCGAGCTGCTCGAGCGCCTGTGGGCCTACTGCCGGGTAGACGTGCTGGCGGAGGAGGGGCTGTCCGAGGCCCTGCGCGACCTCAGCCCCCTGGAGACGCGGGTCTACCTCATGGACCAGGCCATCAACGAGCACGGATTCCAGATCGACGGCGAGGCCGTCAAGGCCGCGCTGGAGATCGTCGACAGCATCTACGTCGACCTGAATCGGGAGCTGGTGGAGATCACCGAGGGCCGCGTCCAGAAGGCCACCCAGCGCGAGAAGATGAAGGAGTGGTTCGCCGACAACGGGCTTATCCTCGAGGACACCCAGGGGGCGACGATCGACGGCTGGCTCGCCCGCCAGGACCTACCCCCGAAGGTCCTCAGGTGCCTGCAGCTCGTCCGGTCGCTCGGCCGCACAAGTACTGCCAAGTACGTGGCGGCACTGAACTGGTCGGACCCGGCCACCTGGCGGATACACGGCGGGCTACTGTACCACGGCGCGAACACCGGCCGGTGGTCCGGGGCCGGACTCCAGCCGCACAACTTCCCGCGCGGGGCGATCAAGAACATGGAGCTGGCGTGGGAGATCCTCAAGACCCGCGACGTGGCGCTCATCGAGATGCTGTACGGGGACGTGATGGAGTGCCTCTCGCACGCCCTGCGTGGCCTCATCATCCCGCGAAGGGGCCGGAAGTTCTTCGTGGCGGACTACGCGGCCATCGAGGCCCGGGTGGTGTTCTGGCTGGCCGAGGACGAGGAGGCCCTCAACATCTTCCGCCGGGGCGAGTGCATCTACTGCGCCATGGGATCCGACATCTACGGGCGGCCGATCGTCAAGGGCGTCGACCTGGACGAGCGCCAGCTCGGCAAGCAGGCGGTCCTGGGCCTGGGTTACCAGATGGGGGCCCCGAAGTTCGTCGACACCTGCGCGAAGTACGGCATCCACCTCGAGCTGGACTTCGCCAAGTTCGTCGTGGACAAGTACAGGGCCAGGTTCCACCGGGTCAAGCAGATGTGGTGGGACCAGGAGAAGGCAGCGATCGAGGCGGTCAAGCGCCGCGGGCAGACCATCCGCTGCGGGCGCGTCTTCTGGCGGGTCGTCGAGGGCAACGGATTCTCGGTGCTCCACTGCAAGCTCCCGAGCGGCAGGCTGCTGAGCTACGTCGACCCGGTCGTGGTGAAGCGCCCGACCCCGTGGGGGGACACGCGGGACGCCCTCACCTTCATGGGCGTCGACCCCTACACGAAGAAGTGGTGTCGCCACGACACGTACGGGGGCATGATCGTCGAGAACATCACCCAGGCGGTCGCCCGGGACCTGATGGCCGAGGCGATGCTGCGGGCACACGAGGGCGACACCTACGACGTGGTCCTGTCGGTGCACGACGAGCTGATCGCCGAGGCCGACGAGGGCGAGGGTGACGTGCGGGAGTTCGAGGACCTGATGGCCGGGCTGCCGGACTGGGCGGAGGGATGCCCCGTCACGGCGGAGGGCTGGTCGGGCGGCAGGTACAAAAAATAACGGAGGGAATATGGCAATTATAGGATTCGTACTGGTAATGGCGGTCGGGCTGCTCGCGGGCCTGGGCGGTGTCGTGCTGATGTGGGCCACGGCCAGCGGCCTGTCGCAGCAGCGGAGCGACGGTCTCACGGGGCTGGCCCTGGTGGCGGTCGCGGTCGCGGTGCTGGGCTGGGGCATAGCACACTCCCCGTTCACCGTAGTCCTGAACATGAAGTGAGGAGGAAAGATGGACTTCGTGTTCGCGCACCACGAGAACTGCGGGGGATCCCTGAGGGCATCGCGAGCCTCGGTGGACCGGGGGCGTGTGACCTCGGCGACGCCCGCCTTCGCGTGGGCAATCGGCCAGGGGGTACACGTACTGCTCTCCCACTGCGCCACCCGCAAGATCAAGTGGCAGAAGCGCCGGTCGAGCCCACAGGCGGAGCTGGCGATCTGATGGGCCGAGAAGACTTCCCGTTCCGGCTTCCCCCGTACCAGCACCAGTGGGACGAGTTCTCCAGGCACCGGGACGACGACGCCCGCGCCCTGCTGTGGACCATGCGGACCGGCAAGACCAAGTCCATCCTGGACACGGTGTGCTACCGCTACTCTGACCGCAGGGACATCGACGGCCTGCTCATCATCGCGCCGAACGGGGTGCATGTGAACTGGGTGCGCAGGCAGCTGCCCGCCCACATGTGGGGCTGCGTCGACCACTATGCCCACGCCTACCAGTCGTCTGAGGCGCACAAGCAGTCCCACGCCGCCTCGCTCGAGCGGTGCCTGGACTACCGGGACGGGCTGGCCGTCCTCTCCATCAACTCGGAGTCCCTCCGCTACCCCAAGGTCAAGGCCCTCATCATCCGCTTCATGAGGGGGCGACGCCTGTTCCTGGTGGCGGACGAGTCCCACGACTTCCGGTCGCCGGGCTCCAAGCGCACCAAGACGATCCGGGGCCTCGCCAAGAAGTGCCCGGTGAGGCGCATCCTGTCGGGCACGGCCGTCTCGAACAGCCCCCTGGCCGCGTACTCCCAGTACGAGATCCTCAGGCCCGGCGCGCTGGGGTACACCAAGTTCGCCGACTTCGAGGCGAGGTACGCCCAGTTCGTCAACAAGAGGAACGGGGCGGGCCAGACCTACCGGCTGCTCGACGGCTACGTCAACCAGGAGGAGCTGCAGGCCCGGCTCGCCCAGTGGTCCTCCGTCGTGCTCCGGGAGGACGTCGACGACATGCCCTCGCTGATGTTCGACGAGGTCACCGTGGTGCTGACGGACGAGCTGCAGGAGCACTACCGGCGGCTGGTGAAGGACTTCATCCTCGAGTTCGAGGACGGGGGCGAGGTCGACGCGGTGGACGGGGGCATCCGGCTGATGAAGCTCCAGCAGGTGCTCAGCGGCTTCGTGGTCGACTCGGCTGGCGAGCTCCGGCAGCTGGTGCCGGACGAGGAGAACCCGCGGCTGCAGGCCCTGGTCCACCAGGTGACCCTGGGAGGCGGCAAGAACATCGTCTGGTGCAAGTACCAGGAGGACATCCGGAAGGTCGTGGTGGCCCTCCAGGGAGCCGGCAGGCGCGTCGTGCAGTACCACGGGAGGATCCACTCGCAGGCGAAGCGCCAGGCGGCGATCGACGCCTTCATGAACGACCCGGAGACGACGGACTTCGTCGGCCAGCCCGCGGCCGGTGGCGAGGGCCTCGACCTGTCCATCGCCGACGCCATCCACTGGTACTCCCACACCTTCGACCTGATCGAGCGCGACCAGGCCAACGAGCGGGCCACCCAGGTGGGCGGCAAGAGCATCGCCGTCCTCGACTACGTGGTCCCCGGGTCGGTGGACGAGTACATCCTCAGGACGCTGGAGCGCAAGCGCTCCGTCGCGGACGAGCTGGCCGGCGTGGGCCTGCGCGACAGGCTCCTGGCGCTGTTCCGCGGAATGCTGTGAGCGGGAGCCGTCGTTCGGCCCCAGGAGTCGGGCGAACGATGGCTCCTGTGCCCGGGGCCGGAACGTTACATTCAC